GACAAAGGGCGACTGCGTGATGAATCCTCTTTACCGCAAAATGTTCCGTGATCCACGGGCCGCGAAACGTGCAACTGGGATCTTGGCCTCTTCTGCTCCGTTGATGACGGCAGCGCAGAAGGCGATGGCGCAGAACAAACCAATGCGGGCGCAGCGCGGTACAAGCGTAAACACACAAAACCGTACTCTGCTTGAGGATTTGGCGATGCTGCCCGCAGATGTTCGGGCTGGCATGGCACAAATGATGTCTGGTGTTTCCCCTCAAAACAGGAGAGCCATTCAATATCCTCTGGAATATTTTGGTATGCCGGTCCCCGCTAATGCGCCGGGAGTACCCGTTGGCACTGCTGTTTCAGACTTAAACCGCTTATTGTACGGAACTGACACTTCGCAGTCTCCCGTTCAATCTGCCCTACGCACTGCGGACAGGGCTGTTACAGGGGCGTTAACAGAGACATTTAGAGAACCTTTGCCAGGCGTTAACCAAGAAAACATAGAGGCTGCGGGTAGGGGCATTGTAAGCGCGTTTACACCAAGGCCGGTTTCGGTGAGCGCTTCACCGGAAGATCAACGAGCTATGGGCGAGGACGAGGCCGCTAGGTTTGCCGAGAGGCAAAGAATCATGAAGTTGAATGACAGCGCAGCGGAAGCGGCGCCGGGTGCAGGCACAAATGCGGCGCCATCACCAGCAACTTCAACTCGTCAAGACCCCAGCGATACTCCTACAAGGGGCGCTTCGGGTGACACTGGAGAGCTTTCTGCTCTGGACGAGGCTCTGTTGTCGCTTCGAGGTACATCAGAAAGCCCTTCTTCTGAGGCAGAACGAATGCTCCGTGAAAGGAAAAACGCACAGTCAGGTGCGAGTAATCAAACTGTGCCCGACGCAGCACCGGGTGCGGGAGAAGAATTAGCAGGTAAGTCTTCTGCTTTGACTGCTGCTCAAGAAGCAATAAACGAGGACGCGCAAAAAGTCATAAAGCCGGACACCTCTGCTGCACCGGCAGATGCAGCGGCAGATATATCTGCCGCAAAAAGTGCTAGAAGTCCTGGTCGGGGTGTAACCTCTACTCAAGAGCAAGCTGACGCCAACGATGACTTGTTAGGTATTCCTAAAGAGAATCCCGACGGGAAGAAACTTTCTCGAAAAGAACGTAACCAGCTTCGGTATGAAGAGCTAGTGGCTATGGTCGGTGAAGACAAAGCCAAGGATATTCGCACGGATAAGAGCTACAATCTAATGATGTTGGGTCTACGCATTGCAGCAGGTCAGTCAGAGAATGCTTTGACCAACATTGCTGTTGGGGCGGGTCAGCAGCTAGAAGAGTTTGGCGAAGTGTCTGGAGAGCTTTCTCAGAAGGAAGCTGAACAGTCACGAGCGCTGAAGCTGCAAGCTGTCAACGAGGTTGGTGCAGAGATTGCTCGAGAAGAAGAACGTAAGTTTGCCACCACCGAGCGCCTTGACACACAAACATTCCAACGCGCCATGCAGGATGATCGCATTGGATCTCAGGAAGCTATGAAGGCTGTTGAGTTGCAATGGAAAGCTGCCGAATCTGCACTTGGCAGAGAATTGACAAGTGAACTTGCCGCAGCGGATCGGACTTTCCGTTTGCAGCTACAAAACATTCAGAGTCTGGATCGACAAGATGATCGTGAGGCTGCGTACAAACGACTTGTTGCAACGCATCAGTTCCAAGCAGATCAAGCCGCAGAAGGGCGGATATTCGATCTTGAAAAACTGGTGGCCGCGCAAAACTTTGCTGTAGAGCAGGGTCTGAATGAACAGGCGTTTAGGCTTACACTCGCAGACTTCACAGCCAAACTTCCAACAGGCACTCAAGCGCTTTACGAAAAGTACCTCAAGCCGGAGCAAATTGCTGGCGTCATCATGGCTGGGGTTACAGGCAACACAGCCAAGGCTCCAAGTCAGGAAGCGTTCGCGTTACAGCTTTTGGAAAACCCAGACGCATATGATTCAATCAAACGCGACATAGCTAACAGCTTCGATCCTCCGCTTGATCCAAAAACAGTAACTCGAGATCAGGTTATTGATGGTATAGGAGCCATGTATAACCAAATCAAAAACTACGTAGCACCCGCGAGTAACTAATGTCTTTGTTTGGTGGTATTGAACTTACCGAAGAGCAGAAGCGACAGCGTGACCTTGGCATTTCAGGGACGCAGGAGAAAGACGAATCAACCTTCCAAGAGATTGGCGAAGGGATTGTCTCTGGCCTGATCGGCATTCCACAAGGCATCGCGGAACTCGGTGCTTCGGGGGTTGATCTGGTTGCCGACACCGATTACGCACGAGATGTAACCACTTTCTTTGATGGTGTTCGTGCTGCCGGCGGCATTGATCCTGAAGGCACAGCAGGTGAGATCGCCGAAGTTATCACACAGTTTGCAATTCCGGGCATCGCCGCAGCCAGCCTTGTCAGTAAGGCAAAAATTTTAGCTAATGCACCCAAGCTTATCCGCGCTGCTTCACAGGCAGGTGCAGCAGGAGCCACAGACGCTCTTGTCACCACCGAGGGCACAACAACTATCGGTGATTTCTTTGAAGGTGGTCCGACACAAACAACAGATCTAATCGGCCTTGAAGGCCGTGACGCTGCGCTAGCTCGGATGGGCAATAAGCTCAAGTTTGGATTTGAAGCTGCTGGCGCAACCGCATTAATCGAGCCAACTCTGAAAGCTCTTGGTCAAGCAGGAAGAGTAGCGGGCACAGTTGCCGCTCCTGTAGCCGCTCCTGTGGCTCGGGCAGCACTTGAGGCTGGCACTGCCTTGTCTTCCGGCGCTGGTAATCTTGTTCAAAAACTTCCGTTTGTTACCCCAGAGACAGTGGAGGATATCGCATCTGTTTTCCGTTTTCGCGGGAATCTTCCACAAGATGTTGCTGAAATCAGGTCTACCATCCGTGGTAAAGTAGAGGCAGAAGCCACCGCAGCCTATACAACAATTAAACAGCTTCGTAAAAACATAGATAAGTCGTACAAGGGCGTGGAAGAAGTCATGGTGGGGCAGACACCCATGACTCGTGCGGATCTTAACAACAACTTGTATGGTTATCTGACTGGTGAAGTTGAACTAGATGTCTTGCCTGACTTTTTAAAAGTGCAGGCAGAGCAGATGAAAGACCAAGTAAAAGTCCTATCAACGAAGATTGAGAACTCAGATTTCTTGCAGGGCAAAGACGAGGTCTTAACACAAATACAAAGTAACATTGGGTCGTACCTTCGCAGAAAATACAAACTGTTCGAAGACGACGGCTATCAAAAAACAGATGAGTTTATAAAAGCCCGTGCCGACACAGTTGAGTTGTTTAAAAACAACCCGAAAGTGTATGAGAGTTTCTACAAGCGGGTTAAAGAAGCAGGCCAGAAAGGCGATGATTTGCCTGTGACCGTGCCCGAAGAGCACTTTATCGGTGTCGGAAAAAGCAGGCGGGTTAAGGATTCTGAGGCAGAAAACCTCGTGGCTGAGTTCTTGGCAGAAGCAAACAAAAAAAGAACCGCCTACGGCCCGAAGAAAGGACTCGTTTCATCTAGGACAGGCATAGATAAACTCAAAACAGACATGTTTAAGGCACGGACAGTTAACACTGAAACTATCCGCCGCCTGTTAGGAGAGGTGAGAGACCCGCAAGAGGCTTTTATTTCTACTGTTTCAGACATGGCAGAGTTCACTGCAACGGACGACTTTCTTTCTTACTTGGCGCGGCAAGGAGACCGCCCAGGAGAAGGTGTTCTTACTAAAAAAACTTTTGATGAATTACCGCCAGCAGCGAGAGAAGAGTATCAAGTCCTAGAAGAAGACTACTGGGGCATGGCACAAGGCATGGCTGTATCTAACCGTGTCTATCGTGACTTAACTCGTGTAGTTGGTGGCGATCTTGGCTTCATGGGCAACGCTGCTCGTACCGCGTACTCGGGCTTCCTTCAAGCCAAAGGTGCTACACAGTTCTCTAAAACTGTTTTGTCACCAATTACGCAGGTGCGTAACGTAACTTCCGCTTCTCTGTTCGCACTAGCACAGGGCAACGTGGGTCGGGGCGCTAACGTCTTCGAGTCCTTTTATACGGTCTTCGACAACATCACAAAGCGCGGCGACAAGGTTAAGTATTACACTGACCTACAACGACTGGGTGTGATTGGCAACCAAGCGCAGATTCGAGAAATCGACCGTCTGATGCAAGAGGGTCTTGGCGTTACGCGAGAAGCTGATGAAGTTATAGCGGGTGTTCGTGTCGGCAAAGAAGCGGGCAATATCTTCACACGGTCTAGGGGTGGTGCGTTCTTACAAAAAGGCACCGGCTTCATGCGTGAGTTGTATCAAGGCGGCGATGATGTGTGGAAGATTTACAACTACGAGTTTGAACGCAGTAAGTTGATATCAGGGTTCGGGACAGAAGAGTTAGCAAAACAGGCTGTCCGCAAAACTTTTGGAAAAAGTCTGGACGAGTATGCAGCAGACATTGTTAAGAACACTGTACCCAACTACGAGCGAGTTCCGCAGTTCATTAAAGGTATTCGTAAGTTGCCTCTTGGTAACTTCATCGCCTTCCCCGCAGAGATTATTCGCACTACGGGCAACACTTTAAAACAGTCCCTTACCGAACTTGCCAGTGAGTCCCCTGAACTACAGCGTATTGGCATGCGTCGTTTGACAGGGCTGACCTTTACGACGATGGCCGCACCTGTTGCTCTTCAACAAACAGCTATGATGCTGACAGGTGTAGATTCAGATCAGCTTGATGCTGTTCGTAGGAGTGGTCCATCATGGGCAAGAAACAGCCGACTGATTCCTACAAGCGTAGATGATAAGGGAAACCTTACAGGTTACTTTGATTACAGCTACACAAACCCATACGATTATCTTCAAAAGCCAATTCAAGGTATTTTCAATGCTGTTATAGACGGACGAGATCTTGGCAAAGATCCCGCGAAAATTGCAACCGACGCAACCATACAAGCAGTGACTGAAATATTTGATCCGTTTTTATCAGAATCAATCATAACAGAAAAAATTGTGGATGTTACTCAGCGGCGCGGCGAGACAAAAACAGGTTCTAAAGTTTACCGAGACGTAGATGAAGCCGGCACCAAAGCATACAAGAGCTTGGTCCACATTCTCGATGCGTTTAACCCCGGTATGTCTCCTGTTGATTTAAAGGCGCAGAAGAAAACAACTCAGATGCCGGGCGTTGAACTAGGTCGATTCTTCCGTGGTATGACCAGTAGTGAGGCAGACCCCGCTGGCAACGAGCGTTTTGCTGCGACAGAATTTCTCCGCGCTATCTCGGGCTTGTCTGAAATCGAAGTCAAGCCTGACAACATTGTGATGTACTCATCGTTTGATTACTCCGGCAACATCACTGGCGCACGTCAGAACTTTAACACTGCGGTTAAAACTCGTGGTGCTTTGACTGATGAAGAGGCAATTGATGCTTACCGCAATGCAAACGAAGCTCTGTTCCGAGTGCAGAGCAAGATGTATCAGACCGTCAAAGACATGCGGGCATTGGGCATGAGTGACGCGGATATCCGAAAGTCCATGAAAAAATACAAGATAGGAAATGTTCGTGAGCTTATGAACGGTGAGTTTGTGCCGATGACCATAAGCCGAGAAACAAGGCGAGAGGTTCGAAATAACGGAAACGATCTTCCGATATCCGAACTGAATGATATTCGCTTTGACCTTAAAGGCACACCTCTTGGATCTTTGGAGGAGCCTGATGAAACTCGGTCCTCGGATCTTTCTGCGGCACCGACGAGTGGCGGGCTTTTCTCAGGGATTGCACTGACACCACAACAACAGTTAACGCAACAGAACACGGGGGCGCCATCTCCCTCTAGCGTTGCTCCTCCGGCAACGACGGCAGCCCCCGTACCCACAACTACAAGTCCACAAACGCGACAGGCGTTGGCTGGTCTTAACCCGGGAACTCAACTGATAGCCACAAGGACTGGACCATGAACCTAGAACAACTGCAAAAAGAGCTAGCCGCCGACGAAGGATGCAAGCTCGAGATCTATTTGGACCATCTTGGCTACCCCACCGTCGGAATTGGTCACCTAATCACTGAAAATGACGATCTTTACGGGTTCGAAGTAGGCTCAGAGGTCTCTCAGGAGCACGTCGATGAACTATTCCACGAGGACATCCAACGAACTGTACGAGATTGCGAATTATTGTATAGCGATTTCAACGAGTTATCGGAAGAGCTACAATTGATCATCGCAAACATGTGCTTCCAATTAGGCCGTCCTCGGCTAACAGGCTTCAAAAAAATGAAAGCAGCGGTCGATTCCAAGGACTGGGCAGAGGCCAGTCGTCAGATGTTGGACTCGAAGTGGGCTAAACAGACCCCGAATCGGGCGTCTCGTTTGTCTCATCGGATGGCGGCGTTGGGTGATACATAAGATAGAACGTATCACAGTCCTTGCAGTGTAGGTTCGAGACGATGAAGTAGTCTTCGTCGTCCTCGGTGTCGTGGTCGCCACCCCAGATCACGTCGCCGCCGCAGCCAAAACATTTTAAATTCATCCTACCTCTCCCCAGTTGTCGCCAAGCTCGGTATCTACATCGAAGGGAACCTTCAGTTCCTTCACACAGGTTGACATAATTTCACTGATCCGCGCTGCCTGTTCATCAGAGTTCACGTTAAAACACAATTCGTCATGCACCGTGAGGATTGGTGTGAATCCTTCTGAATAGCACACAGCCATCGCTTTCTTGGTCTGGTCGGCACTTGAACCTTGAATCAGTTTATTCAATGCCTTGTACGTGAACGCCGGCCTAATTGCCCCACGTCCGCCATATTCTTTGGCAGCTTCTTCTAGTGGCAGAGGCTTGTGGTAGCCGAACATCTTTGGCTCCCACATGTTGAACCGGCACTTGCGTCCCAGAGCGGTGCGGATGAATCCGTTCTTTTCTGCCTGACGCATGGCAAGATCTGCCATGCCTTTCACAAACGGCACCTTGTCGTGGTACTTGCTTAGTAGTTCAGTCGCCTCGTCCACCTCGATGTCCATGACACCGGCCAGCTTCTTCTTGCCCATGCCGTACATGATACCCAAGTTCACGGTCTTTGCTTCTTTGCGACTGATCCCTGCTAGTTCTGCCACCTTCTGGTGGAAATCGGCAGCGCCTTCGTGGTATTCTTGTACAACCTCTTCGATCATGGGGTGTGGATTTTTTAATGACGCACAGTAGTGGGCCAGCCACCTTGGCTCTTGAGATGCGTAGTCAAACGATCCCCATTTGTGCCCCTCTTCTGGTATGAAGAGTCCGCGAATCATCTTTTTTATTTCTGGATCTCGTGCCGGGATTTGCTGGAGATTCGGGTTGGACGAAGAAAATCGTCCGGTAACTGTGCCCCCTTCATCTGAACGAAGAGGGTGAAAATCACAATGGATACGCCCGTTATGAGAATGCTCGAGTATAGTTTCGATAAATGTCGTGTTGGCTTTGTTAAACTCGCGAAGGCGTACGATCTTCTGCGCGACAGGATGCTCGTGATTCGCAAGAAAAGCTTTTGTAAAAGCGGGCGCATTAGACTTTTCTGTCCTTTCGTACGTGAGCCGAAGCGCGTCGAACGCCTTTGCTATCGATGTGGCAACCCAAGGCTCTACAAGGACGCCGGTCTCTTCCTTTATTTCTTTAAGTAAAACTGACTCTCTAGTCTTCAGTTCTTTTCGCACCTGCTCTGCGCGATCTACGTCAACACGGACACCAGTCTGTTTCATGTCTAGCAGCAGTGGAGTCAACGACGACTCTAGTTCAAAGATGCCTGTGCATTCATCGTCACGCAATTCCTGTTCCAAACGATCCCACAGTCGCAGAGTAACAGCAGCATCTTGCTCGGCATACGGGCCAACAAACTGACTGGGTAGTTGCCACATGCCAGACTTGGGATCTACACCAAACACATCCGCCGCCTGACGCAGCAGCTTTTCGTTTTTAAACTCACTGAGATAGTCACGAGCCAGGCTGTTCAGGTTGTAGTACCGACGGTTTTCGTCGAGCAGCGGCGCTGCAACCATCGTATCAATCACCCGACCCTGCACTTCGATGCCAGCCCAGCGCAACCAGCCCAGATCGTACAGTGCGTTATGCATAATCTTATCGATGTGCGGTGTAGCCAGTTGTTTCTTCAGCCAGTTGACCACCTTCTTCTCTGATATATTCCCGCCGCCTTCGTGACGCACGGGATAATACCCCACAAAATCCCCAGCAGCTACAGCGTATCCAATGACGTAACCATCATCTCGGCACCACCCGGGTCCGAGCCGCGTCAGATTTGGATCTCGAGTCTCGAGGTCGATAGCAATCCGATCAAACTGCGTTAGGTCAGGGAAGTTGGACGGCGGAGACCACGTTCCCTCGACCCCTGACGCCGCTACACGTTTCAGGTCTTCTGCATCGAAGATGTCAAACTGATGTTTCTTTTTCATCGTTAGAAATCTCTCCTCCCAGAGCGGCATAGCCTATGATATCTACCCACGAGTCGTCCTTGTGCATGTCCTCGGCAAGGCGGGCAAGCTTCAGGCCGATCATCATTGCAGTCACCTCTGTCGGCGTGATCTTGTCCAGTAACTTGGAACGAAGCAGCACGTTCCAGATCGCAGCAATCCGCTCGTGGTTTACCAACGCTGGCCCGTAGTCCTCGGCCCTCGGACCGTTGATTAGTCCCTCTGCTTCCCGCAAGAAGTGTTCTCTGTTCTTCATATCGCATACCTCACTTTGCCGGATTCAACGACGTGCAGGTTCTGTCGGGCGCGGGTGGCCCCCACATAAAAAACACGCGCCTCGTCGTCCGGATCGTTCTTGTCACAGGTCTTTGTGGTTTCGGTCAGGAGTAAGACGTTATCCGCCTCGCCACCTTTTGCTTTGTGAATCGTCGATAGACGGATCCTCGGTTTCGCATCCCCCAGAATCTTCTCGCCACTCCTCCGGATAGAGGCTATGTACAGTGCCTCCTTCTCCGAGGCCCGCAGAACCTTGGTCCAGTGCATATCTCGCGATACGAGCATGTTGCAGTTCTCGATAAGTTCGTCGAGAGAGTAGGCGATCTCGGGGTCTAAATTGTTGAAGCGTCTTTTCCCCTGGCGGTTGATAACTTCCTTCCTCAAGTACGAGCCAAAAGTCTTCATTTCCAGTGGGGTAAATTTTTCGCCTCTGCATAATCGGATCCATACCTCCAGTGCGTTCAGTGTTTTCGGGGAGATGGACCAACCCGAACCCTCGCGCCAGAAGACGAAGCCTTGATCTTTAAGAGAGGCGGCGACTTTGTTGACGATGTGATTTGTACGGCCAAGGATAAGCCACTCACCAGTTCGTAGGTCCACGTTCATGATATCATGATGGAACTTAACGGTGCCAGCGTGATCGTTCGGATCCCAGCTTTTATCTTGTCGCACCGCCACACGACGGATGATGCTCTGAGCCACATCGTAGATCGGCTTGGGTAGACGATACGATCTGTCCAGAACGGTGACGTTTTCAGATGCGTTCATGAAGTCCTTCACATCCACACCCATCCACGAATAGATGCACTGGTCATCGTCGCCCGCGTAATAGACAACCTTGGACCGTGGAACTAGAACCTCTCGAATCATGCGCCACTGCATTGGTGTCAGGTCTTGTGCCTCGTCCACAATCAACAGGTCGAGGTTCGGGCCTTCGCCGCCGAGGATGAACTGCTCGATCATATCGACGAAGTCCACCTTGTCGTGCACATCCTTATACCGTGCCAACGCATTCTCAACCAGCCGCAGTTGCTGCCGGCTCATGCTCCAGTGGGCAGATATGTCGAACTCCCGCTCGGCAGGAATCTCTGCCGCCCGCGCCTTGCTGATGATGTTGATGTACGCATCGCCGCCAACACCGGTAGCAAACATCGGACCGTCCTCCATCTTCAGTGCAGCGTGTGATCGGAACTCGAGTCCGAGCGCCTTGCCAAGGTCGTTGTAGTCAGCGCCCTTCATCACGTCTGTTGTCGTCAGTCCCAGATACCGGAACGCCATAGAGTGTAGAGTGCGGAACCAGACAAGCTGCTTCTCGTCGTAGCCGAACTTCTCTTTTGCACGAGCCAGCGCCTCGTCTGCGGCCTTGCGGCTAAACGAAACAAACGCAATGCGCGTCGGATCCATGCCGCCTTGCAGCGCATCGTCCACGATGTTGAGGAGGGTGGTTGTCTTGCCTGTGCCCGGTGGGCCAAAGATTGCCTTTTCCATCAGAACGGAATGTCCTCCCCTTGTATGTCGATGTCCGGAGCTTCGACCTCGGGACTGAAGGCAGGTATGTGCCAGACCCGAAGCGTTTTCCACTGCCCGTCCGAGGCTTTGAATCTTTTCGACTCGTTAGCCTTGCCATCTGGATTCAGTTCTTTCAGGCGCTCTTGAATCTGACCACGGCTGTAGGTGTCGAAGCGGTTGTTCCGTAGGTACTTAATAAGGGATTCGATACGGAAGTAGGTCAGTCCGTCCTCGGTCCACGGCTTGCCCAGTGCTAGTTCCTCGGGACTCGCAGCTTGAACCCTGCCGGTGCAGAACTCTTCGAGGAAGTCCATGAACTGACCCTTGTATGTCAGTTCCTCCGGCACCTCGATCTCGCTCATGTCGGACATCAGCATCGTGACCATAGCCTGCCAGTCGCCCAACTTCATTAGCGGAGGCATTTGATGGATCTGTTCCATACATGCCTTCTGAAACTTCTGCGGTGTCTGTAGCTCCTCGGTAATCAACTCTACACGCTTGCCATCAACGTCGCAGAACCAGACCGGCGGCTCCGACTTGACCACGCACAGCCCAGTGATGTCGGCGGAGGCACTGCCCCCACCGATTCCGAACTGCTTCGTTTTGCACAGGGTCTTGTTGCAGCGAGACTTGAACGGCTCCTGCTGGCAGGGGAAACCGTACTCTTTCTTCTCGTGTTGTGTCTGGATGATCACCATCTCGGATGCAGGCAGCGGAGGCTGCACATGAGACATGTTGATCTCTTCGAGCCTGCCCTTCCAATTTTCTGGCTGCTCTTTCTTACACGCCACGCACGTGCCGAACATTACGATGTTCCGCGTTCCCTCTGGTACGCCGTCCGAGAACAGGCTCTGCATACAGGGTGGGTATTCCATAAACTCGTCGAGGCTGCGCCCGAGGGACAGTGTAACGAAAGCGTCTGGAGTACACCGTCGAGCTTCAACAAGCTCTAGGAACTCCTCGATCTCTGCTTCGTCGCCATCTTCCTTAATGGCGTAACGCATCGTCTGTTCCGAATCAAAGTACGGAAGGTTAATAAAGTTACCAACATCACCACGCTCGACGAGAAGCTGCTCCTGCTTTGGGAACACCTCGCAACCGCCGTAGCCAAGAAAGGCACTGATCTCACCCGCCTTGTCACGGAACTCACCAGCGCCAATTTCCTCTGTGAAAAAGAAGAAGATATGTGCGCCACCTGATTTCGAGCGGCAGACCACAGCCGGGATATCATTGTCTCGTAGCCTCTTGTCTATTGCCACAAGGTCGAGCGGGTACTGATCGATGTCGAGTGCACCAAAGGAACACTTGTTGTTTTCCTTAATCGGGATCGAGCCAACACCCTTGGCGCCGGCAAGATGCCCTTCAATAAGTTCGAGCGTGAGCGGCTGACGTACGATAAAGGACTTGGCCTTCTGCTTACCGGCTCGACGTTCTTCTGATATTTGTGTCTGTCCATGTGCTGCGCTGAATCCTTCAAACGCAGCCATGAACCGTTGTGCTAGGTTCATACCTGCCCCCATAAAAAAAGGCAGGGGGTGATTAACAAGCAAACTTCGTGCGCGAAAGGAGCACACCCACCGGACCTGTTAATCTTTCCGCAGCCCCCTGTACCACGGTCAAAACCCCGGTGGATTAGAAGGGGATATCGTCGTCAGTGTTGCTGGAGGCAGCGTTCGACTGCTTGTTCATCTCGTCCTGTGTACCAGCTTGTGTCTTTACATCGCCGGAACGGAACGATTGGAAGAATGCTTTCGCAGCGTGAAACGCGGAACTTGGAACTTCGGTTGGCTCGACACGAGACACGCCATAGTTGTACCACGTACCCTTGTCGTTGCTTTCCGAGATCACCGTCATCTTCCAGGCAGTGCCCCACATCGGTGGGTTGAACAGACCTTGTGGTCCTTCGTACTGCACCATACGCATCTGCGTATTCCAGCGACGAGACACCTTCAACTGTGTCTTCTTCATGTCACAGATCGCCTGCTGTGTATGACCCGTTTTAAGATCAACAAGCAACACAAGATGCTGTGCCGAACGGACAAGCTCATTACCCGACGGTAGTATTTCTGCCGCGCCATTGCGTGTAGTGTTCTTCACGTCCGGTGAATTAGGATCCAACTCACCGTGGAAACCTCCACCAGCCTCACGCAATCCGAACTCGAGGTACTTGACGGTGTACCCACACGGAATAACTACTACGCCTTCCTCGCCGTCCCAGACCTGCTGAGTAACGGTGTTGAACAGGTCACCTGCGGATGCGCCCTTAATGAACTTGGCGTCACCCTTCTGCACCTCTGGCGACAGAGGCTGAAGAATCCGCAAGAACGGAATCTGCATATCCTCTGTACCAATTGAATCCATGCCCTCGCCTGCAAACTCTGCCATGTCAGCGAAGATTGTGGACGGTGCGGTTTCTTTCTTATCTGCTACTGCTGTACTAGCCATTTTAGTTCCCCTTGATTTGTTCTTCGATATCGAAGTCAAGTTCATGTGTGTAACGCCACCAGAAATCGTCAATCTCGATACGAGATGCCGCTTCACAGTGGTAGAGTCGTTGAAGAAGACCAGCCACTAGGTTGGTGTGTGACTTCTCCCACCCCACATCTTGCAGCTTCTTCTCTGCAAGAATTCGGAAGGGTAGAGGATCCCACGGATCAACCTCGTGCCGGCTGTAATCGCTTTCTATATCGAAACGAACTTTACCAGCCATTTTTAACTCCTTGAAATCTTGGCTTCTGTGCCAACGAAAACCCCAAATGTGTCGAAGTCCAACTCCTTGCCGGCTTCGATTCTGTTCTTGACCCACGCCTTCAGGGTGGACGGATGTACGTGAGTCTTTTGTGACGGATCAAGACCGTACTGTTGCCGTAGGTCATCGACCACCGAGCCAGCCATGTTGTCTTGTCCTGCTGAGAACGAGATCGTTACATCATTTTTTATGATGTCGGCCTCGCCAATGGATCGCAGATAACCGAACGCTTCATTGCGCTTGTCCTCTGTAATCCGCGCGTGAACGAACTGCCGCAGAGTAACCTTGTTACCGTCCACGGTGACGCTGTCCATGCCCATCTCTTCCATGAGCATTGGAATATCTTCTTCGTTGATCTTGCGCTTTTTAAATTTCAGATCTTTCAGAAACTGTTCTGCATCTGCGATCTGCTTATCGATCTCGAGGGATCGACGGATCAGGTTGGAAAGGTCGCTTGCGCCTTCCTTCTGCACGTTGTCAAACTTGTCGGCGTTGACTGCCTCTTCTTCAAATAGCGAGAACACATCGCTCATCACTCTCTCCTTCTGGTAAAAAGTTTAACCCCTTCGGGTGGTGGTGCAGCCCTGCCCACGGAGGTAAGCGCGGGCTGCGGCCAGTGTGATACACCGGCAAACTTTTATGGTCAAGCAGCTTTCTGCTGCTCCTGTAATTTGACCATGTGTGCAATCTGACGACTCACACTTCTGTCGCTGTCCTCTGCCAGCTTCTGTAACTTTTTGTAAATCTCTATCGACACTGCAACAGATTTGTACTTCGTCTTGTCCACGTTCTTCTCCTTGATTTTATACGAAGATTAAGGGAAACTTACCCCATACAATGCGAGGGAGTCAAGCATTCAATGGGAATAGATCATAGAATCCGTGACGGCGCTCAATGTGAGCTTATTGCCGCCGCGTGGTTGGTACAACAAGGGTGCTATGTCTACCAACCGGTCATGTCTCAGGGTCCAATAGACCTGATTGCTCTTGCGCCCGACGGCAAGCTGCACCTGTTCGATGTCAAGAAAGCAGCGCAAAGAGAAAACGGATCGTACATATCTCGAAAGCTTAAAACCAAACAGAGAAAGATGGGCGTACGTCTTCTGTATGTGGAACCCGAGACGGGAAGATGTGCTTTGTACCCTCATCAGCTTTACTCTTCTTTAACAGTTCAACATCAGGCCATCATCGAGAAGGCTTCTAATCGTCATTGGCACGGGGGGAGAGTTCCAACCATCTCCGGACTTCTTCACCCAGAGCAGCAGCCGACAGTTCAATCTTCTTCTGAAGCGTCTTCACAATGTGAACATCCACAGTCTGCGGAGCCATCAGGTCAACGTATAGAACAGGATGATGCTGACCAATCCGATGCGCTCGATCCTCTGACTGCACCCTACTCTCGAGATTGAAGTCGTTTGCATAGTAAACCACGTTCGTTGCAGCATGCAGTGTCAGACCCATGCCAGCGGTCTGCGGGTTGCCAACAAAAAATCGAACGTCACCTGTCTGGAATTGTTTCTTTGCTTCCTCACGCTGGTCACTGGTTGTGTCGCCGAAGTATGTGACTGTGCTTTCTGGTCCATACTTTTTCTTTAACTCTGCTTCAATCTTGCGGATGTCGTAGCGGAACCTGGACCAGATAATAACTTTACCAGTCATCTCTTCAATGCAGTCCAGCAGCGCCGTAATCCTGTTGCTGGGAATCTCCACCAGTTCGCCGTCGTCTGTTACCAGATGCCCACACAGTAGCTGTTGCAGCCTGATCAACTGCGTCATAGCAGCGGGCGCCGAAACCAACTCACCACTTTCAAGTATCGCAATCGCAGCCTTCTTGAGCGAGTGGTAGTGCTCGATCTGCTGCTTGGTCAGTGAGACATTGCGTGTGGTGTAGACTTTATCCGGAAGATCCAGCGCCTCGTCTTTCGTTACGCGATACGAAAACGTCAGCAGCTTGTTCGATAACTCTTCCAGATTCCGATAGCCCACCACCTGATTGAAACTGTGCGATCCCATCCGCTGCGTTCGCGTGATCGCATACCTACCTTGAAAAGAATAAAACGAGTCGAACCCGAGCAGCCGCTTGTCCATGAATCCACATTGTGCATACAAATCCAACGGTGACTTGGTTACCGGTGATCCCGTCAGGATTCTTTTATATGCAGCCTTTGCACCGAAGATGACCAGCGTCTTAGTGCGTTTGGCTTTGGGGTTCTTGATTGTAGTGGACTCATCAACAGCAAGTAAGAACGTGCTGCCTTGTGTGAACTTATCCACAAAAGCTGGCAGCTTCTTAGTCGCAAACCCTTCCACGTTTGCCAGAAGGATGCGGAAGACACCACGCTCTTTAACACCGGCTGCAAGACGTTCTGCCTGTGACTTGTTGGGACTCGGATTCCATACATAAACCTCGTGCGGAACGGCTTCGGGGAAATGGGTGGGAATCTCCGCCGTTTCCCAGTTGCGATAAACACCCTTCGGCGCAACAATAACCGCCGTGTCAATACAGCCCTGCTCGTAGAGCCACACCATGTTGTCAATAAGTACCTTCGACTTGCCACATCCCATCTCCATAAAGTAAGCGTAGTTGCGTTTGTCGTAGCTTCGAACCAGCGCTTCATGCTGGTGAGCATACGGCTCCGTCCTGTAGTTAAACTTCATCCTCGGTCCTCGGTTCTTTTATGTTTGTTACGTTGTAGCGCGGCGACTCTCGCAGCATCTTCTCCAGTTGCCCGCGAGTGCAGTCTGAACCACACTCCTCGAAAGCATCCAGCGCCTCTCGCAGCGACAGCTTGCCGTCCATGTAATCAAACTGAACGCGAATCATTTCTACAACTTCACTCATCCTCTGTTGCTCCTAGCATGATCCCGAATCGGGCAGCTTCGAAATACCAAAATATCTCTGCTGGATCGTGGACCGTGGTTATCATCTGCACTTCGCCAGCCTCGTTCTGACCAAGTATAATTAATTCCTTGAAGTTTTTTGCTGCGGCCTCACACACCTGCGGCACAGGGTCTCTGGCTTTTTCTACTTTGTGAACCGGAAAGCTAAGTACATTGTCGGTCATGTCGCGCATTCTCCTTGGCAGCAGTCATCGATCACGCTGCCACATGCAGCACATTGATAGTGTCCATGAACCTCAACTCGACCAGCACCTCCACAGCGTGGGCATCGATCCTGCATCTCTTCCTCGTGAATCTTGGCAAGCATATCCTGACGCTTGTCCGGCACTATGTGGTGGCGACGGATGTCGCGCCAGCTTGGATCGCGGGGTTTCATGTCTGTTTCTCATCAGCGGTACGGCAAACAATGTTGATAACCACTGGTTCTGTAGACTCTAACGTCATGGCTCGAAACATACTCTCTTCGTTGCGGTAAGACCACGCTTCGCAGATTGCCAGACTATTAAAACGCTCATCGCTCTGACGCATGTAGCATTTGTTTACCGGCAGACCATTCACATCCGCCGCAAAGCAGACAGCTATTATCGCAACAAACATATCACCCTCTCAGAATCCGTTCCCATGCTTCCATGACCTTATCTGCCTGACCGTCTTCGAAATCTTCCGGCCATTCGTGCAAAGTGCACAGCACTTCATTAACGCACCAGTCGATTACCTGAACAGCGGTGCTCCACTCCATAACAGTTCTTGCCTCTGCTTCTGGCATCAGTTTTGTTTCTTCGCTCATGTCCAATCTCCCTGAAATGACATATGATACTTTATTATCCCATGCCATGCAATGCTATCCGCTATTGCCTGCGAATCTCAGGCCACGGACTGACCCTACCAATCGCCGGACGGTCATAGACCTGTGTGTTGCGGACAACAGGACCATTGATGCTGCCACCAATGTTTCCTCGATAGGGTTCCTCCTGAAATGTCAGGTCAGCAGGAAAGCTGCCACCAAACATCAGATCAAAATCCGGATCCAAAACCCCTGCATACATGCATGCTGATGGATGAATATAAAACGCTCTGCTCATTTCCAAACCGCCTTCATTCGAACGACGACAGGACGATCTTCGTCCTGCGTCTCGTTGCTTACGATCTCGAGTCCGCAACCGAGACACTTGATCCTCGGTGCTTTTGGTATCGCGATCTGGCACTTCGGACACATGCCGTGTGCCAGCCGCTTTGCCATTACTCCGTCGCCTTTATCAATCGTCATCTATCCTTGTCTCCACTCTGATGCAGAGTGCTTCCTGATTGATGGGCATGTTTTCCCAAAATGTTTGAGTCGATGCCACATGACACTCTGCCATAGTATCGTAGCCGCCCAGAGACTTGGTGTCGAACTCATCGACACCAAACCCTGTGACCAGCAA